CTCTTCGTCTAATTCAATTATGAATGGGACGAAACCGAATGTGATGTAATGGTCTGCACCTGTGTACATCTGCACTTGTAAATCTGAATGAGCAAAATAGTTAGCAGCAATGCGAGTACGCTTGTCAGCAAAAGAACGAGCACGGTCAGATACCTGATTAGCGGCTGAGCAGTTAACTGCAGGAAGCGGTGCCATAACTTCTGACAAATCACGGGCAACAATGTCAATAAAGTTTGCAACTACGTTTGCGTCTACACCCTCTGGAAAGAACTCTGGATATACAGATGCAATCTTACCTTTACGAACAGCAAGTACGTCTTGTGCCCTTGCATCTCTATCAGCAGCACGGTCTTTAAGAGAATCTACTCTCGCTGCAATTTGATTTATTGATAACAATTATTTGCCTTTCTTAAGATACTTACTTCTATCTATCGGCTTTCCAGTTTTTCTTTCAATCTCTTTAAATGTTTTTTCTCTCAACTTTGCTAAAAACTCTGGAGATGGTCTACCACCACGGGCTTCTAGTTCTCTTTCTCTTTTAGCCTCAGCACCACGAATTTGATAAGTCTTTTGCTTAGGACCCATTGGCTTTTTCTTAGTAGCCTTTTTAACAGCCTTGATTATTTTTTTAGGATTAGCCACTATCTGCCCCGTCTATTTCTTTTTTCTACTTGCTTAACTTTCTTTTCCGCTGCTTTAATTTCTCGCAAGGCTTTAATAACTCTACGGTCTGCTTCTTGTTGTTGCACTTTAAATGCAAGTGGATTTACTCCACCTTTATTATAATCACGCTTACCTACTTCACGTAGAATATTAGTTTCTAACTTTGATAAAGGTCTTGGCCGTGGTTCACGCTCATCTATTTTAGAAGTAAACTTTAAACCTGCTGGACGATTCTTAGGTCCAGGTGGATTAATTGGTCCAGTATATTTTTTACCTTTAGGCGCAGGAACACCAGTTCCTTCTCTAACCGCTTTTTTAATTCTTTCTTGATAAACACTACGTTTGCCAGGTGGTGTAATTTTTTTAACAGAAAGGTCTCTAGGAACTTTAGTTGGTCTAGTTGGAATAGTTCCACCAGAACGTTTAAGAGCACTCATACCACCAATAGGCTTACGTGCTTCACGAGCAGCCTCACGGGCTTCTTGAGTAGATACCTTTGCTATTTTTTTCTTAGCAATATCTGCAGCACGCTTCTTAGCAATAATCTTTGCAATCTTTGATACAGGCATTATCTACCCATGTTTCTGTAAACTTTACTTACAAATCTTTTACCTGCTTTAGCAATACCACCAACTGCACGGGTAGCAGGTCCACCTAGTATGTAGGTTGCATAATCTGCTTTGTTGCCTGGGTCAAAAATATAATCTTTTGTAAATTTAATATTGCCAGATGGTTTTAATTTCTTGGTAGGACCAAGATTCATTTTCTTAGACTTAGCCATTAATATCCCCTCATATCTCCACCACGAGTACGATTTGCACGTGCTGGATTTTTCATCTTAAGTTGCATGCGTTTAACTGGAGTATCAACTTGGTCTCTATTTCTTTTAGAAACTTTAGCATTAGCAGCCTTAAGTCCACGCTTGTTTCCTTTAGCAGTGTCCGCAGGTTTTTTTAAATAACCTTCATCTACGGCTTGACGTAACATTTGTTTGGCTCTTAAAATTTCTATTTTTTCGCCTTCACCTTTAATTCTTACTTCTTTTTGTCTATATGATTGACGATAAACAGGGTTTACTTGTTTAGCACCCTTACCCGTAATACCACCAACGGCACGGCCTATTGCTTTAACTGCTTTAATTGGGTTTGGCATAATGTTTCCTTATCCGTATATCTCTTGCCATTGCTCTGCAAGGGCTTCGTCTAGATTAACTGAGTATCGTCTTTCTGTTTGTGCTCTGGTTGCCCAGCGGTTCTTTGCATACCTACTGATGTTGCTAGTCTGTTGCATAAACTCCCGTGCTCTCAGCACAACAAACCACAGTGCCATAACACAGTCAGTCTTACCACGAGTATTAGGCTTCCAAGTTATTAATTGTTGGACTAGTGCTTTCATACCCTCTGAGTTATCCGTTGAAGGAAACTCGATAATGTTATTCTTTTGGAACTTCTCATCCCTTATAGTTCCCATTAGCATAGACATACCTGCTACACCAAAGTTAGAGTCCCATTTGTTCTTGCTAGTAAAGTGAGATTCTAAACGGCAGCCATATGCCGCTAACCAATTTCTTAAATCATCATCTAATGCATAGGCTTTTTGATGAGCGTTAATCTCAACTCGTAATTCTTGTGGTCTGTATTTATCTACCAAGTGCTCAATAATGTCTTGAATTTTTTGTGGGGTAGGGTCTGACATATTAACGCAGTCAAGAACATATATCCTGCTGTCTGCTCTGTTATATGTGGCCACCACAAACGCGGCATTCCCGCCCATTGCGGGGTCGAAACCAATAATGGTATACCCCTCAATGCGCGAGGGATGTCCTACGGCACCTGCTTTCAGCAGTCCGCGTTTGCGTTGTCCATTAATACAACCTTGAACAATTGCAGGTGGAAATATATTATCTTCAGAAACATCTTCTTGTTGGTAAACCAACGCCCATGTTTGTGGTGTTACTTCACTACGTCTTCTGAATAAGGCTTTGCCATCCCACTTCGGGAAGAACCCTTCTTCGTCAGGTACGTCAGAATCCCCATCCCACGGAAGGTCCGACTTAGGCCAGAGCGTTTCCCAGTCTTGCGGCTTTTCTGAATATTGTAAAACAGCAGGCATGCCCATATAAGTAAAAGGGCTTTTACCACCAGACCAGTGCTTGGTCTCGCGGAGTTCTTTATAGAAGTCTTGTGCTGCAATTCGTGTCCCTACGATTAATAACTTACCATTTTTACCTAAACGGGTAATAACTTCTTTTTGTAGCCAGTTGATTTGTTTCTCATACTCATGGGCGTTTGCTGTAGTTATGCAGTCATCTAGAATGATGAGGTCAGCACGAGCACCATAGATTTGTCCACCCATACCAAGTGCTTGAATGGTTGGGTCCTTCTCACTTGAATTTCGTGCATCGCTCCCAAGGTAAACCGTATCAACTCGCCAAGTGTCTGAATCTTCTTTCCAACCACCTTCAGGGCCAAAAGTTGTTTGCAACTTTAACCAGCGTGGATGGGAGAGTCTCTGCTTGATTGCGTACACGAACTCACGTGCTTTGATTAACGTTTTAGAAACCACGATAATGCGGATATTCGGATTGAGAGCGATACGATATGTGGAGTAGTTTACGGTGATAACTGTGCTCTTAGCATGCTCAGGTGGCACGTTGATTAAGAGACGGGCTGGGTCGCCCTTTTCGTAAACCATACTAGGGTGAAGCCATGAAGGCTCTCTATCCTCTAGTAAGTCAATCCAATCTTGATGGTGGGGGAATACCCTCTGTTGTAAGAATATCTCGGAGAATCTTGGGAAATCTATTTCTTCTTTTGGAATACCCAATGAGGCAAGGGAAGCATCCTTTGCGGTGGCTTTAGCCTCGGCTAGGTCAGCAGCAAACTTTTTATCCCTAAGCATCCATATTCTCACGGTGTCAGGTTTTTTGCCGCAGACTTCCATAGCCTTATGGACTGAGTGGCCTTCGGCCACGAGGGCTAAAACTTTAGCCTTTGCCTCCGCCATAGCAAGAGATTTAGGGTTAGAATTGCCCTTGTTAAATGTCATTAGTCCTGTCCCGTTTTCATCAGTTGTAACAGTTCTTAAGTTCAGTCTGTAACGCAAGTCCCCCAAGGACTTGCTACTGTTAAAAACAGAAACAGTCTCTATACTGTTTAATCCGTCCAAAGGCCTAAAACGGACACTTTTATTTAAAGTATTTTTTTATTAGCCCAAAAATCAGTATAAAATAGGACAAAAGGATACTGGTATGGGGGATATACTTTGTACGGGAAAATCTTTTACGGAGATACATATACTAACTCAACTCTCCTTTAAACATCCTGGGGTCAATACGAGTTGCTCTATATCACATACAGACCTGCTTGTCCTGAACAGAGAGACGCTGAGCGGATAGCATT